CGTGGACCAAAGGACGCTTCGGAAAGAAGGGTCTTCCATGAAGCGGTCGGGCTCTGATGTCTGAGTAGAAGACAGGTGCTCGGAAACAGGTGCGAGATCAGGCAAACATCCCTTCAGGTGGCGCGGTTAAGCGCAACCATCAGAACGCTCACTGAGCGCTCCACCTGGAACATAGGGCACCAGGTCTCCACCCCGAGGATCTAGACCTTCCTTCTCTAGTCGCTTGACCTCCCTAATCAGGAAGTCTTGTGCTGCGAATAGGTCTAACACCTTCGCTCTGTCGGTACAGTTTAGGGCCGAGACGGAACCTATATAGGTTTCAGTCACATCCTTCATTGCTTGGTTTCGAGCAGCGTGCTCTGACCATTCAAATGGGTCCACCCCTTCACCGGCAGGGCCTTTCGGTCTCCAAGACACGGAGATATTAACTCCTTTGTCTAAGAGCCGAAGCGGAATCCAAAGCCCCGGTGAGACTAACATCAATGGCGCCGACAGGATCGCCATTACTAGCGAACACCCGAATACGGGATATCGAAGCCAATTGGCTTTGAGATCACGTAAAGCCGCCGAGACTGTATCTACAGCTTGGCGTGCCTGCACTATAGTATACGCGCAGATTGCGTGAAATACATATAGATTCAGCAGGTCAGGAGCAACACTTCGGTGGTAGGCAGCGATCCAAGCTGCGGAGCGATCCGCTAACTGGCCACTACCCCAAAGCCCTCCTGAGGGTCCCATCGCTAGTAAAGTCACCACCATTGGGTCTATTTTCGTCTTTCGACGAAGTAGGCCCAAGAGGGAAATGACATCCTTCATTTGCATCGGAAGAAAGCCAAAGCTCTTAGCACAAAGTTCGTTGACCAGTAGAGGTATGAAGCGCAAGTTTCTTATCACTACTAGGATAAGTCCAGGCCCGATTGGAGAGAATTCTCCCCGATCAGGGTGAACCCACCGTTTCGCGAACTCTAAGCAGCCTTTCTCAGACACGAGCGATTTGCTCATGTTGATAGGGACACCCAGAGCCGTCATTAGACTTCGGTAGGCCTCCGCTACTTGTGCATCAGCGATGACGACGTCATCACCTAAGACACAGTAGTATGGGAAGACTACGCTCCATCCAACACGCGAAGCTGCTACCTGCACTACCACATGGTGTGTTAGCGCAAGCATAGCCCAAGAAGAGTATGCGCCCATCGGTTGCCCGACGGCATACATAATTGGTTTTCGCCCTAAGTACCACGGACGCTTCGTGAGAAGTGCCCGCCAAGAAGCTGCCCATGACAACCCTAGGGTTGAAAGGATTTGTTCCTGAAGGAGTACCGGCAATCTGTCCGTAGCAGCTGAAAGATCAAAGGAATACATGGGTCTTCCCTTGGAGATCTCGAGAAGGCGTTTAAGGCCTCCGGTCTGATCAAAGGTAGCATCCATCCTTAACGATTTTAAGTTGTCAAAGATAGTACTGTGCAGTGGCTTGAGCATCGCTTGAGTCCACCAATCAGTAATTGCCACTACTCTAACCTTTCCGGCTGCCTCGTACAGCTTCGTCAATCGACCAAGTTTGTACGGCATGCACCCGAGGAATACTAGCAGCGGTATCACAGGCGCTGAGAGAAGCATCACCCCGACCAACCAAGTGTAGACGAGCCAAGAGCGGGATCGGATCGCTATTACCGTCAGGTGCCACCATTGCAATGGTGCACACCAGAAGGCTAGCGCGTCGAGACCACTTGACCACGTCGCACGAGGGTAATTGGGTCCCGCAGCCTCTGAGAAGAGGTTCGGGGATGCGGATCTGAGACCTTTTAATGTAACGCCCAAACGGAGAACTGACTGGCGCACCTCCCAAAAGGGAAGTGTTTGCTCCTGTCCATCGAAAGGAGACGTGATAGTCTCGATCTTCAGGACAGGGGGGCAGCCAATCACTCTGTAAACAGAGAGAATGGTTAGCGCTACACGCAATGCAACCCAACCACGGCTACTCCCAAGACGTCTGCAAGACGAAATGAGAGACCGTAGTCGGGCCGGTAGGATAAGGGGCAGTCCAGAG